TGCTCACTGGATCACTGCCTTTCGGGTCGGGGAGAAGTAGACTTGAAGCGCTTCCAGACGGGCCCGGAGGTCCCACTCATTCTTCTGGCAAGCGGAGACGGCCCTGTCAATAAGCTGGACACCGTACTCATCGGTGCAGCCAATCTCCGGGGTGAAAAGACGAGCACGCATTCGGTGCAAGGTAGAGACGATCTTTCCGTTGTCCATGTTCTGGACTCCTTTCGTAGTGTTCGGTGTTTCGCGTTCCACACTTTCCCGTGAGAAGCGTCCAGAGTGTGGACACCACCCCGTCAAGGGATAGCGTCCACACCCTAGACAGTAGGGGCGCACCGTCCATGCATTGGACAGCGCGCCCCCGTTCCGCCAGAGGCGTGTTAGGGTATGGTTTCGTTCCGTTGTGAATGCAAGGTTTAGGTTAGGTTTCCAGCATGCACTACTGGCGAGGGACAATTTGCGCTTGTCAGGCTTGTCCATTTTTTGTGCATAAGGCACGGATCTAGTCCAACCTAGATCACCCCGGCTTCCTTGCCATAATACCGCTAGTGACTATCCGCTTCCCTACGGCCTACGCACCATGCCCAAATCGGGTTTAGGTGCTTCGGTCAACGCTAGGGGGAGCGACGCACTACTCCTACAGGGATTTCTCCATGCAGGCTCTAACTAGGGTAGTTAGGGGTGCCGTGCCTTCATTGGACGCAATGGTGCTCAAGCCATAGCGTCGCGCTAATCCTGATCCCGGTACGGGTGGGCATTCCTTCCACCCTTGGCACTCCGCGGAGGTGCTCTAGCTCCTCGTGCCTACCGGCGCACCCCTACCTTGTGCAAAGGGGTACTCGCGTTTTAGCTGGTCCTTCTACCTTCCTTGCAAGGCACGCTGATCCCCTTTCGGGAACCCAGAAATCCTGCATGGTTCTACGGCAGTCAAACCGTCCGCAAGGGGATCAGCACCCCGTAACACCCGGGCCCGGACAGGCTAGGTGTTGCGCCGAGAAGGGCGCGGCGGACGGGGGGACTATTGCCAGCGCCGGGCCCAAACGGGCCAAGAGCCGGAGAAACTCGCTAAGTTGCGACAACATAAGGGGTTACGACGGAGAGCGATTGTGCTTTACAGATTGTAAACTACACGGTTCGGAGTGCGGAATCCGCACCATTTGCCTAGAACCTAGACAGAAGCGGCGAAATGTTAGGGTGCCGTTAGGGTGCCGTAAACTGTCGAATCGTGCTAAACCTAGTCGACGCTTGAAGTTACGACTTTGGTCGCACTGTTTTACTTGGGTGGCGTGCGCACACGCGCGCGCGCGCGTCACGCGAATGCAATTCCCGGGCCCGAAACCCCGTTGCAAAATGCATGCCCAAATCCGTTTGGCATGGGGTTTGCTCGTGCGCGCATGTGCGTGCGCCCGTGCGTGCGTGCGTGCGTGCGTGTGCGCGCGCCTGCGCGTGTGCGTGCGCGTGTGCGTGCGCGCGCGCGTGCCCGGGCAGGTGGTCAGGCCCCCCCGGCGAAGTTGTAAGAGTTAGGTACCCCCACTGTCAGAGCCCGAAGGCCAAGCGCCTGTGCCCCGAGGTGGCCGTGGGCAGCCAGGGGCGGGGCCACGACGGTGACCCGCCGGTGGTCGCCGGTGGTCCGCCGGTGATAAAGGGGGGTCCAATCACCGGAGCGTAACCCCAAGCGCCACAAGGCTTTAGCCCCCTGTGCCTTCCACGGACGGTGATAACGGTGATAACTCTGGGGAAGTCTGTAGATTTGAAGGCACCGCCTCACGCTCAGTAGGGTGCGGGTCCGAAAACTACCACCGTTATCACCGTTATCACCGGAGCCTGGCCGCCCTCAGCCACAGGGGTGCGCTTGCAGCCCGGGGGATTTTCAAGGACGGCCCTCGACTGGCGCTCAGGAGCGGGTACTATTATGGGCAGGAGGCAGGATGACCGAGGCCGAGATCAACAAGCAAGCGCGCCGCAACTGCGCCAGGCTGCAGAAGATGCTGCGCTTGGGCGACTGGCGGGTCGAGGTACACACGGCGCAGCTCGACTCAGACTTCGGCCAATGCGTGCTGATGCCCGAGTACCGAACCGCCCGCATCACCGTGAGCAGCTCGCTGCACCGCACCCCCGACCAGCTGCTGGCCACCTGCGTCCACGAGATGCTGCACCTCAGCCTCGGGGCGCTGGAGGGCTTCGAGTCGATCCTGACGGTGGCCTTGAGGGACGAGGATGCCCTGAGGCGCACGCTGCAGGTGGCCCTGGTTCAGGCAGTCGAGGCGAGCGTGACGGCGCTGGAGGGGCCCCTAGCGGCCCTGTATAAGGAGCTGTGGAGTGAGTGAGAAAGACGCCGAGGAGCGCGGGCTGGAGTACCGGCACTGGCTGATGGGGGAGGTGGACCGGCTGATGGCTGGCCCCGACAAGCCCCACCTGTTCGATGTGCTGGCCAAGCTGCGGGTGCCCCGCGCCAACTTCCTAGCGAACAGCGGCCACCCCGTCATCGCGAAGTGGCTGGCCGACAGCCGGGACCGAGTTCTTCTGAACCCCGTGCCTGGCGGGCTGCCCGACCTTGAGGCGATCAAGACCAACACGGTCATGGGCCTCAGCCTCGCTGGGCTGGACTACAAGCTGGAGCAGATGGTGGCGCAGGCCGACCCGACCACCCCCGACGGGCAGCAGCTCATCCTGAAGCTGGCCGACCTGCGGAGCAAGCACCTGCCCAAGACGACCAAGGTCGAGACTGACAAGGGCCCCAAGCAGGAGGAGATCGCCGCCGAGCTGAACAAGCTGCGGGCGCGGCGGCAGGCCCTGCTCGACAAACAGGCGGACGCCGCCCGGGAGAACGACACCGATGTGGAATAGCGGAGAGCCCGACCCCACCCCCCGCCAGCCGTGGTACGGGAGCGGCGCCCACGACGGCGGGCTCGTAACCCTGGAGAGCTGGGCCGCCCACTTCTGGGATGGCAAGTGCCGCAAGTGCGGGCGGGAGCGCCCCGTGGAGCGCAGCGCCCGGGCCGAGGCGTGGTTCTTCGGAATGGACGCCATGGGGAACTGGGCCGCCGAGTGCTTCGGCTGCATTCCCCTTGAGGACATGCTGGGGGCGTGGCATGAGTGACGAGGCGCTCCGACGCGAGCTGGAGAAGGAGCGCGCCCTGCTTGAGGAGCTGGAGCGCGACATCCTCATGCAGTACCAATGGAGCCCGGCGGTGAAGCGGTTTATGAACGACGCATCGCGCTTCAAGCTCCTGAGCGGCGGCAACCAGATTGGGAAGACGACCATCATCTGCGCGCTCACCGCCATGCACCTTGAGGGTCGCTACCCCGGCTGGTACAAGGGCCGCAGGTTCGACGCCCCCGTGCGCTGGGCTGTGGCCGGGCCGACCGGGGTCGCCACCCGCGACAACATTACGGACGACCTGCTGGGCCCGCGCGAGGACCGGGGGTCCGGGTTCCTGACCGGCGCCAACATCGTGGACATCAAGTACACGACCGGCGACCTCATCGACTACTTCACCGTCCGGCACGCGAGCGGCGGCACAAGCCGGTGCAAGGTCTTCAGTTACGACCAGGGCGCCCGCCGCCTGCAGGGCCGCACCCTCGAAGGCGTCACCATTGACGAAGCGCCCAAGGTGACCGTGGTCGAGGAGCTGCAGCAGCGCCTCAACGCGACCCGGGGGGAGATGATCGGGGCGCTGTCGCCGAAGGAGGACGACGCCATTGACCTCATCGACTTTTGGCAGGAGGGCGCCCCGCTCAAGGCGCTCCACTACTACACCATCGACGATGCCCTGTGGATGCCCGCCGAGCAGCGCGCCGAGATCATCGCGCTCAATGAGAACAACCCCCTGCGGGACGCCACCCTCTTCGGCAAGCCCCTCGGCGCCCGGGGGTCGGTGTTCACCTGCCCGGTCGAGGACTTCGAGTACGCGCCCCGCCGCCTCGACGCCAAGGAGGCGATCATCGGGATCGACCTGCCGCACAGCACCGGCTACTTCAGCGCCGTGCTGCTGGTCCGCGAGGGGGATGTGTGGTACGCCGCGAGGGAGTACCAGTCCAAGGGGCTGACCATCGCCGAGCACGCCCACGCCGTCCGGGAGATGGGCGGGGACAAGATCCCCGTCAGCTGGCCGCACGACGGCGGGCGCGTCACCGGGGACGGCTACACCATCGCCGAGGACCTGCGGGCCCGGGGGCTGCAGCTGCTGCCGAAGCACGCCCACATGCTGGGGGTGGACGGCAAGGAGCACCGGAGCGTCGTCGCCATCGTGGACATCTGCAACGACATGCTCCACGCGGGCACCCTGAAGATCAGCAAGGACTGCCCGGCCCTCAGCAACCAGCTCGCCCGGTATCGCTGGCAGAAGGGCAAGGTGGGAATCAAACCGCCGCGCCAGGACGACCACGCGGTTGACGGGCTGCTGAAAGCCCTTATGATGAAAGACTACGCTGCCCACCCCGGGAAGCTCAACCAGAGCATCTCGCCCGGGGAGAGCCAGATCGCGCAGTACCTCAGCCGGGGCTACAACCCCTTGGGCGGTAGATTTGGAACTCGACCCTTGCGCGGGGGCCGGAGGTGAGCTATAACAAGAGGAGAGTGCGGATGGGCAGCGGCTCTCAAGTGTTGCGATCAAAGGTCGCTCGCCCGCCGCACGATGCGAAAGGACAGGGATGAACCTGCAACAAGCTAAGGCGCTGGCCGACCGGCTGGTGACCAACCGGGGCCCCTACGAGGGCCTCATCGAAGATGTGCAAGAGCTGACCATGCCGTGGCGCGGCGATGTCACCGGCGACTGGGGCCCGGCCACCGAGCGCCAGAACCCGTGCTTCGACCCCGTCGGCGTCGTGAGCCTGCACATGCTGGCCTCGTACCTGCAGGGCAGCATCTTCTCCAACAACACCGACTGGCTGCGGCTCGACGACCCGACCGGGTCCACCCCGCAGGCCGAGCTGGATGGCGCCGCCATTGAAGTCCTCGCGGCGCTTGACGACTCGAACTTCTACACGGCTGCCGGGCAAGTCCTCCGGGACATGGCGGCCATCGGGAATGCTACGCTGCTGGTAGAGCCGCGACCTGACCGCCTCCAACCGGACGGGTCCACCTTCGGGGGGCTCGACTTCGAGGCCGTGCCGTTCGCCTCCGTCTACCGCAAGCTGGACCGCATGGGGCGGCCACTGGCGATCCTGCGCAAGTTCGAGTTGTGGCCTGAAGAGGCGCTGGAGTTCTTTGGCCACGATGTCTGCTCGCACGACGACGAAGGCAAAGTCAAGCTCTGCAACCTCATCAAGCGCGACGGCGCGGCCTACACCTCGTACTGGTGGGCGCAGGGCGGCGAGGACTACGCCACCCCGCCCGTCGAGCTGGACTACTGCCCGTACATCTGCGGCATGTGGGACCAGACGGACGGCCACGACTACGGCTACGGCATCGGGCACCAAGTTCGCCCGGCGCTCGCGGGGCTGCAGGAGCTGGCGCGGGAGACCATCCAGGCGGTGGGCCGCGACTTGAACCCGCTGCTCATGGCCGAGTCGGACAGCTTCGCCGATCTCGATGTCGGCCAGAACGGCATCGTCACCGTCAAGCGCGGGATCGCGATGCGCCCGGAGTTCCTGCGCTCCGAGTCGAACTTCGCGGCGGCTGACCAGATCCGGCGGCAGGATGTCGAGTCCGTCCGGCAGGCGTTCTTCATCGACGCGCTGATGGGGCCCGAGACGCAGGAGCGGAGCGCCGAGGCCACCCGCGCCAGGCAGGCCACCCTCGCGACCCGCATGGCTGGCCCGGCCCAGCGCATCAGCCTCTACCTGAGCGATGTCGTCGCCAGCGTCATGGGCGCCATCGCTCGCCGGGGCGGCCTCGGTGGGATCAGCGGCCCGGTGCGCCCGGTGTTCGTCAGCCCGTTCTTCGCGAACGCCAAGATGAGCGCCGTCGACCGCGTGAACACCTTCGTTTCCCAGCAGGCCCAGATCGCAGCGCTCCTCCAGAACCCGGAGCTGCTTGACGCCGTGGACATGGACGCCGTGGCCGCCACCGTGGCCGAACTCAGCGACATCCCCCACGGCATCCTCCGCGCCCCCGAGGCCATGGCGGCGATGAAGGAGAAGCGCGCAGCCGAGGCCGCCGACGCCCGGATCAACGCCGCCGCGCAGGCGGGCACCCTCCAGCAGCCCGGCCTTGAGGCGCAGATCGACCTCGGGCGCAACCTTCCGGGGGTGGGCTAATGAACGAGAAGAACCGCCAGCTCGGCCTGGCACTTGACTCTGACGAAGTGCTCCTTGTGGAGCAGTGGCTGGCTGAGGTGCTGGCCGAGGGGGCGACGCTGCCCCCGACCGACGAGGCTGGCCGGGTGGACCCGGCTGCCCTCACCTTCCGCGCGGGCCAGTTGTCCGTGCTCAACAAGCTGCGTGGGATGCGCGCAGCGCTGCGTCCGAAAGGGTAACGCATGTCCACTCCCGAGAACGAGACGCCCGGGTTCGCCGGGGACGAGAGGTTCGGCGGCGACGCCGACAAACTGTATGCCAGCTACCGCGAGCTGGAGAAGAAGCTTGGGTCCGCCCTCCCGGCGCCCACCAGCGACGACGGGCTCGAAGCCCTGTTCAAGCGCCTCGGTGCGCCCGACAGCCCGGACGGGTACGAGACCCCGGCTGGCGTGGACCCGACCCTCGCGGACGAGCTGCGCTCCTTTGCGGCGGGCGCTCGCCTGACGCCAGCCCAGTTCGCCAAGATGGCCGAGTCGATGCAGTCCACCCGGGCCGCCGAGTTCGCCGCCAAGACCGAGGCGACCACCAACGCCCAGAGCGCCGTTGAGGCTGAGTACGGCGCGGCGTTCCCCGAGGCCGCCGCCCGGGCCAAGGCCGCGTTCGAGGCGCTTCCCGAGGACCAGCGCGCCACCGTCGACCCGACCGACCCGGCCACCTTCCGGCTGCTGGAGAAGCTCGGGGCCAAGGTCGGGCCCGCCGGGGTAGCCCCGCTGTCCGCCGCCGCGCCCGCCAGCTTCGACCCGGAGGCCGTGGCCGAGGAGGGCCGCAAGATCATGGCGTCCGCTGCGTTCGGGGACCGCTTCCACCCGGAGCACCAGATCGCCAAGGACGAGTATGCCAAGCGGATCATGCAGCTGCTGGAGAAGGGCTACGAGGGCGTCTACGACCCCCGGCTCACCAAGCGGCGCAGCCCGTGGTAACCTAGCCCCCTGTCTTCGCCCGTCCTCCTGGCCCGTCTTGGGCGGGGGGCGGGCTTTTTTTATGGGCGGGCTTCGACTTGGCCGGGCGGCGTGGTACTATACGAGCGTGGGCAACCCTCGGAGCGGGCCCACCTTGTGCTCCCGCCACCCCGGCGTCACGGGTAGACGGGCCCCTTTCGGGAGAACCCATCGTCAAACCTCGGCGCCCCCGCGCTGTTGCGGCGGCCCAACCCAACACCCGGTTCTCCCTGAAAGGAAACCAACATGGCTGCTCCTTACGGCGGCACTTGGCCGTTCACTTCCACCGACACCGATCCGGTTACGAATATCGGTACGGCGAACTACCTCAACTTCTTCAAGGTCGCCTACTCCGACACCATCCGTCTCAAGTCCCAGCGCCTTGAGTCCCAGCTCGCCAATGTCTTTGAGCGCGAGACCCTCCGGGGCAACCCGCTCGTCCTCCACCAGGTCAAGAAGGTCGAGGAGGGCTTCGAGGACTACGGGGACGCGGACAACGCGACGCCGGACTCCAAGCTCAAGAAGAACTCGGGCCGGGCGCAGAAGCTCTCCTACGGCGTTGTGCCGACCGAGACCCGCGAGGTCAGCCCGACCTTCTGGGACTTCGCCCAGCTCTTCGACCCCCGGGATGAGATGGCGCTCATGCGCGCCGTCGCGCCGGACAGCAACTTCCAGCGCGCCGTGATGGGTGCGTTCAACCGCAAGGTCGACAAGGTCATCGTCGCCGCCATCGACGCCGACTGCACGGTTGACGGCTCGTCCGTCTCCTTCGCTACCGACGGGGGCACCACCCTCGGCGTGGACAGCGAGGACCCGACCACCACCACCGGCGCCACCCCGGGCACCACGGTCGACATCAACCGCGTCGGCCTGAGCACCACCAAGCTGCTCAACGCCCGCAAGGAGCTGGAGCTCAACGACTCCATCATGCCGGGTGAGCGCCTCGTCTGCATTCTCTCCCCGCGTCAGCACCACATCCTCCTCGCGAACGACGCGAAGATCCAGAACTTCGACTACAACGCCTCGAACCCGCTCGGTGCGGGCGCGATCAGCGAGTGGCTCGGCATGGACTTCATCGTGACGACCGCCGTGGAGGAGATCGACGCTGCCAACCTGGGAGCTTCTATCGACACCAACCCGTTCTCGATCAACGCGGGCGACACGGGTGCCGGTGCCACTGGTGAGTATGTCTACATCGTGACCCGGGACTCCGTCCTCGTCGGTCTCGATGAGGTCAGCGTGAAGATGGACATCATCCCCCACTTCCGCCACTCCCTGCAGGTCGCTCACTACTCCCACATCGGCTGCGTCCGCCTCGACGGCGCCAAGATCGTGCGGATTCAGTGCGCCACCGACGGCGCCGTCAGCTAAGACTGACCCCCTTTTGGGCTGCCCCTCGCCTTCGGGCGGGGGGTGGCCTTTCTTTTTGATCGAGAGATTGGAGGGCTAGTGTTCAAGTGGACGGTAGAAGAGGTCACCACCTCCGAGCACGACAGGGTGACCTGGCTGCGCCTACGGCGCTGGGGTCGCACTCGCGTGGTCCTTATCGGCATCGACGACCCGTCGGGGCTGGGCCGCGCCAAGGTGGGAAGCAGGGTGCGTCTTGGCTGAGATCCCCCACATCGGATACGACAGTGCGGCGGACCAAATCTTCCGCTTCCTGTCCACCACCGGCGCCACCAACGGAGCGAAGAACGCGAACGGCGACTACACCCTCACGCCAACACAGTTCTTCATCATTCCCGCCCCTGGCGAAGTCTTCCTGCTGAACCAGTTCACGGTCTACATCGAGGACACCAATGATTTTCGCGGAGACTTCTACGGCGACACGGCGCCGCTCTCAGCTGGGATCGACATGAAGATTCAGGTCGCCTTCGGCTTTGGGGGGTCAATCTTTGACTTCCTTGACAAGGAGCCGATCAAGACCGTGAACGACTGGCTGAAGCACGGGTTCAAGGTTGATTACGACATCACGGGGTTTGGCAACCGCGCCATGGCCGCCACCTACAACTTCACGGCGAGCGGCAAGCCCGCTGTGATCCGAGACAACCAAAAGTTTGCAGTCACTGTGCAAGACGACCTTACGGGCTTGGTCGCTCACTACTTTAGCATCCGGGGGGTCAAGGCGACCATGAAGAACTCCGCCCCCTCCCCCGTCACCTTCACCTACTAGGAGCAACATGGCGAACCTGAACCTCGACCCCACCAACTACACGCGGCTGGCGCAGTTCCTCACCGACGACGGCGACGCAACTTCCGACGAGAACGCGAACATCAACTACTCCGTTCCCGCCACCAGTTCGTACTATGTACAGGCGCCTACCAACCGCGCGATGATCGTGAAGACGCTGACCTTCTACGCGGCGGACAACGGGTTCTTCAGCGCCGACACCTTTGCTGCGCGACAGCCGCTCACCAGTGGCATCAAGATCCTCCACAAGGACAGCGCGCAGGCCACCGTGTGCGACATCACCGGGCCGAACGCCTCGATCAAAACCAACTCTGACTTCCTGCGCAACGGCGCTACCTCTACCTACGAAAACACAGGCACCAACAAGGCCGCCGCGTGGACCTTTGACTTCGGCCACGGGATCATCCTCACAAGCG